TTACTATCCTCAACGGACCCCAGGTATCTCAGGCGACCCTGTGCCGCATCAAGATCGACGCTTTCCACTCCCGCATTGATTACCGCGTCTCTGAAGATCTGTCTCACGTCCCCAGAATAAGTTTCCACTACCTTAAGGAACAGGTTGTGAGCTTCCACGGAATCCGCTGTCATGCAGTACAGACGCAAGAATGAGAACGCTGGATCTTTCAACCGCATATCGTATCGCTCTGGGTAAGCGAGCCGTTTCGCTGTTTCCAGCTCATCGCGATGAGGTCTTCCAGCTTTCCAGTCATGCCCCAGGAATGGTATCATATCGCCAAGACGAGCTACTTTCGATTTGGCGACGTTCAACCGGATGCCCAATTCTTTTGCCACCGCGGCTAGAGTCTCGAGCTTGAAATTCCGGTTGGAACCCACAATACTGTCGTCACCGAGCACCATCACTGCACTGGCTGCCAAAGGCGCGTCCGTTAGGACAATCCAGATGTAGTTGAGGATGATGATGTTCACGATGCTGTCGACGAGTGACGTGAACGCAGACCCAGAAGGCACGCCACGATGCACTTGCCAAATTGACCCGTCCGGAAGGACAAGGCGACTGTGGATGAAGTCGTTGATGATGCGTCCGAACAGTGCACTGTCGTCTTCACTCAGATCTAGATACGTCCGCATAATCACGAACGCGTCATCGATCATACGAGCGGAGATGCTCGCATCGAACGCCGAGTAATCTAGCGCGTAGACGTTTCTGAACTTCGACTGAAGTTCGGACGTTGTTGCGCCGAGCTCGACGTACGTTCTCGCGTACGCGAGAGAGGGGTGGCCCACCAGCTTCTCGTATACTGGCTTCGCGAACCGCGTAGCCAAAATAGTCGTAGCCAAGGGAGCCATCCATACGAGACGACCTTTTGGTGCAGCTTCCCCATGCTGAACGCGGCGACCAGCAACATAGGGATCGAAAGACCTCTTCCCATGTTGAATGTTACCAACGTCCCTGAGGACACGATCAATGGCTTCTGCATTACTACAGAAGTAAGGAGCGCCAGAAAAGTGGCCAGTATGAATATACCTGTCCACCACCTGAGTTGCCGGATAAGGCGTGCTCCTTCTCTCTCTGTTACCGAGAGATGCCATCGTTGCAGCGACTGCGCGCTCATAAACTCCGGGTCTGAAAGCACTGGTGCTTCCGCGACTACGTCCACCACTTCGAAGGGATACATCCGCTCCCCTGTCATGAGGCTGTAGCCCGCCAGCCATTCCATTGGCGGGTCTACGACGGCTGGCCGTGCTGATGGCTCGACCGTCGGTTGGACGTGAGGATTCCTCTTCCTCTCGGCTTTCGTGGGCACGTAGTCCCTCTGTTCGGGGACTAGTGGTGGTTGTTTCTCCACCGAGCCTGGCTCCAGGTATCCTGCCAACTCGTTCTCTGAGTTCGGCGATCTGAACACCGGATCCATACTTCTCCAGCGCGGTGGCGATCCATCCTGCATGCCACTCACTTTTGTTGTCTCTCTCTGGAACGAGCTGATATCCAGCTTTTACCATAAGCCGGTGATTACGCCAGTCCACTACGATACCAGTTCGTCCCCCAAGGGACCTGAGCACCTGTTTGGCTCTGGAAGAGCAGCGGTACTGACCGACGAAGTCGACCCCTGTCCGCAACATATCAGGCACTCTCCTTACTAGGGCCTTGTAGCTGTACAGCAGTTGCGACGACCCAACAATCGTACTTACTGAGCCTTTGCCTCCTTCAGCACGTTTGGCGGCTAAGCAAACA